ATTGTTTTATTTTCCATGTCGTAGCAGTCGACCTGTCCGGTTACGAATGATTTAGAAACCGGCACTTTGAACTTTTCCTCATGGAAATTGTTGTCGGGTGTATTTTCAAAAATTGCATGAACCGCCGTTCCGAATACCGCCCACACGTTGTCGCTGGCGTCTATGGTGATCTCGTCCCAGTGGCGGTCGGTCAATATAATTTCCTTTGCGCCTTTGTTAAGGGTTGTTGCTGAAAAGCAGCCGGCCGCGTTGTGTCTTTCTGTGCTTACAGCTCTAACGAATGCCTCCGGCAGATTGAGTTTATTTGTTACTCTCATTTTCTGCCCCCTCGTTTTCAGATGCACCTGCTGTTTCTTCGTCGTCCTCAAATATTTGACGGATTTCCAAAACCCAGCCCAACGTTGTTTTTTCAGCTTTTCTGATTTCGTAATGATTGCCGGAACCGTAGCGATCCTGTAGCATTTCCGCCAATTTTCCCAGCTCTGTTGGTTCTTTAATTTTCATTTTTCGCACCTCTGATAAATAATTTTTTTAAGGTTCATGCTGGCCAGCTTTTCCCTTTATTCTTACGTGCGGGAATTGAACCCGCTATATTGCGTAGGAGCCCGCAATATAAACCCCCGGCCGCGGCAACGGCTTTCCGGTTCCGTAGTTATTTATAAACAGCCTTTGCTCTTAAGCTGTTCTAAAGCCTCTTGTCCGCTGTGGGCTACGAATGCCACACCGCCTTTTGTATTTATGTCGTCTATGCGCCATTTCTGCGCCGGTGATAATTTCCCGCCCACCGGTCGCTTGCATTCAATAGCGCAAAAACGGCCGTTGTTGTCGTAACCCTCAAAGTCGCAGGTTCCTGCGTCTGCTGTCTTAATGAACCGGCGGTTTGCGCCTGTGCCGATTACAAAGCAGCCCGTGTTTATACGCTGGAGTTTAATACCCGTCATTTTTATAATGGCTTTTACTTCGGCCACTACTGCGCTTTCGGGAATGTCTTTTAATTCTTTATTCATTAAAGCCCCCAACAAAGAATTACATGAGCGAATACATAAAAAATAATGATTGCAAAAATAACAAAACCCACAAGGTCGCTCTTGTTTAATTTCCAGCCGGCTTTCTTTTTCCATTTGCCCGGCTCTGTTTCGATTGCCTTAAACTCTTTTTTCATGCTGCCCCCGCAAAAAACAAAACCCCGCGCCGTTCCTTGATCGCTTAGGAATTGCGCGGGGTCTGTTTTATCCCGTTAATTTCTCAACGGTATATAAAAGCGATCAAAATATATAACGTCGAGGTGCATAAACTCCGCTTGGAGATTTATGCTTGTTAAGATATTTTGATTTTAGGGCTAATAATTCAGAATGTCAAGCACTTTCTTTTATTTCTAAAAGATTTTATTAAGGTTTTTTTTAGGTTTTATTAAGATTTTTGTATTAAAGTTTTTTATAGGTTGTGTCCGATAACACAGCCATGATCGCTACAAAATACAAAAATCTATTGCCCGTATATATTAAGGGCTTAGCCGCTGGAAAGTATACGCTGGCGCAGGCTGCTGCCTCGACCGGCTATTCTATCCGCCATTTGTGGAAACTGAAAACTGATTTTATTAAATACGGGTTTTCGGTTTTGGAAAATAAAAATAAGGGCCGTATTCCTGTAAATAAAAAAAGCGCTGAATTAAAAAATAGAATTGTTGCGCTTTATGCCTCGCAACCTTATTGCGGCCTTAATTTTAAATACTTCGGCGAATGTTTAGCGCAATACGAAAATATTAATGTTAGTTATACTACGTTAATAAACATAATGCGCGAATACGGTATAAAATCCCCGGAGGCTCATAAAATTAAAAAATCAAAGCCGGCCCACCGCCCGCGCCTGCGTCGTGCTAATTTCGGCGATATGCTGCAGATTGACGGCACTCCGTTTGAATGGTTCCAGCGGTTTGGCAATAATAAAAAATACTGCATGGTCGGCGCCATTGACGACGCTACTTCTAAAATTACCGCGCTTTATATTACCGAGCACGAGTGTTTATATGGCTATATGGAAATATTGCGCCAAACTATCGGCCGCTATGGTTGCCCGCGGGAGATTTATTCGGATCGCGCCGCTATTTTCTGCGTTACTCCGAAAAATAAAAAAAATCTTACTCAATGGGAACAGCTGGCCGGTTTGCATGATAAAAAAACGCAATGGCAGCGCATTCTCGACGAGCTCTCAATTCGGCAAATACTTGCATGGTCGCCGGAGGCTAAAGGCCGCGTCGAGCGCATGTGGCTAACCCTGCAGAAACGGCTGCCTACTGAATTATTTATAGCGGGCGCCAATACCGTAGAAAAAGCCAATGTATTTTTACAAAAATATGTTGATGTGTTTAATGCTCAATTCGGTGTAATGCCTGCAGCTGACGACTCCTTTTTTCTGCCTTGCTCGGTCAACCTTGATGTTGTATTGTCCGCTCAATTTCCGCGCCGTACAGACTCCCACGGCTGTATTAGTTTTCATTCGTATAAGTTCGCCGTTATTGCTCCGCGTGCCTGCTGTCGTGATTTAATTTTACATATTTCTGAACGTGGGCTTTTTGCGCGTTTCGCTGGTGATAATAACTTTTATCCCGTGGAATTACTCGACGATTATATCGGCGCCGGGCTTGGCGAAACTATGCCGCAGGTTGTTGCTGATATTATTTACCGGTATATGTACGCATACGCTAAAGAAATAAGCGCATAATTTTCCCACGTAAAATATAACTTTTTATTTGCTCGCCATTTGCTTATAATGGCGGGCGGGTGCGCATTTATGCGCTATATATATTCATTCCTATTCATTTCAATTCTATTCATTTCATTTCTATTCTATTCAGCGTGACGAAAATTACGAATGATTACGAATGATTACGAATGAAAACGAAAATAACGAAAGTTACAATTTTTTTACTAAGAAAAAGTGTAATTGTTCGTATATTTTTCTTTTTTGTGCATAAATTGCACCCTCGGTTTTGCCGTATTTGTCGGCCAGTTCTTTATAGCTTATACCGTCAGCATAATCTAATAATAGCGCTATATCCCTTTGTTTTAATGGGCTGTTGTTTAATAGTTCGATAAGGTCGGCGTGGCCTGTTGTCCTAATTAGTCGCGTAATAAAAGCAACCGCTGGTGTTTTTCTACTCATAAAAAATATAAACTCCTTGAGTAAAATCTTAGCACCTTTTTGCCGTGGTGTGTGCTGCGATTGCTCACAATTTCATTGCGATTATAATTACGATATCATGTTTAATTATCGAATAAAAAAAGCCTGTGGAATAGTTTATTTTTTTTATATTTGGAGTTATATTTTTAATGAGGTGCGTTTATGAAAAAATTATTTCTTATTTTCGTTATTCTTTGTTCTATTTCGTTTTCAATTTTTGCAGATTGTTATATGTTCCTCGGCGGTAATTATGCCGCTACATTTAAGCAAGAAGTCATAAACGCCGGCGGCTTAAATTATACCGTTGTGTTTGACTGGGGAAAGTTCCGGGGTTTATATCTCGAGGCGGGCGTAGATGTAGGCATTGAAAACACGCCAGCTATAAAGCCGTATGACTTTGATTATTCGGGTTATAGTGCCATTGTTTCGGGAATTGGTTTACGTGTTGGCTATCCGTTTAATTTTGATGTGTCCGAGGCTATGCGCTTTTCGGTAGTGCCTGCGCTGGCGGTAGATTTTACGAGTATAAATGGTAAATATGGAAATACTAAGGTTACAGGAAACGGCGAACGCCTTGGGCTTGTATTGGCGCTTTCCGCGTGTCATAAACTCGGCGCGGTGTATCTGCGTTATGGTGTAGAGGGTGAGGCGTGTGCTGTGGCTGCTATGACTTACAGTTACAAACAAGCTAATAAATCTTACTCGCTGCCGGGCGGTGATGTTACAATATTTAACGATTGGTCAGTAATGCCGTTTGTGTCGCTCGGGTGGCGGTTGTAATAGCTGAAAAATAATTAAGCAATAACCGCCCCGCGGGCTCGCGTGGTGAGGGGAAAACGTCGAGGCGCGGGCGCTGGCGGATTGGCCGCAGGATTTCGGCGCGGTAAAATTACTTAATCGCGATTAATCCATTTATAGCGGGTTATTTAGCGTATCGTATATTACCAGCCCCGACATTCTGATGGTACGTGTAACTTTTATCCATGATAAACCTTGACCACTTTCGTAGTCGTTTATATCTATATTTGTATTTACTTTAATAAACGTATCTCTGCCCACCGTGTATGTATCAAGCTGTAAAATATGTCTATTTGCTATTGCGTAACCGTCTGTAGATTTATTTCCGGTAGATCCGCCGTATACGTCATTATTAGTTAAAACTACCCCTATTAATTCGTCGTAAGACGTAGGAAAGCCTTGTGCTGTTTGTTGTGATGTGTGCATATATATATATGCAATAAAATAACCGTGTTTTGGTATGTAAAAATTTCGACTATCAATTTTTATACATCTAATTGTACTATTTGAAATACTTCCCGATATATTTACATTCCAAAAGTTTCCGCCGGTTGCGTTAAGGTTTACGAAGTCGGCGTTTCCTGCGTGGTCGATTGCCCAGCCGGTCGAGCCGTATGCGGTAATATTTCCGTTTGCGTCGATTGTTCCGTTATAATTGTCTGAATGAATAACGCCTTTATCTTTTACTGCAATATTTGTAGTGAGTATATTTGCGGCGTCGATTAATGCGGCTTTAATTTTGTTTTCATTATTAACAATTACGTCGCCGTCAAGGTAGATGTTTTCCGCGCTTAATTTAATTTGTGTTGCGGTTAAGTCTATCTGTGAGGCTATAAGGCCGGCTGCTATTGCGTCGTCCCATAGCGCCTTAACGGCTGCGTTGCTGGCGTAGCCCTTTATTCCGTAGTATTCCGTACCGTCTACGAGCGCGTATACTGCGGCGACTTTTTCCTCGCTCGAGGCTGCTACAAACTGCGCCCTCTTGGTCGCGTCAATCATTATCGGCAGGTTAAGTGTAAGGCTCATTTGTCCGCTGGCGCCGCCGCCTTGTACAAGCGCCGTTACGGCTCCGGCCTGTATGTCGATAAGGCCGACAAGCTCTTTTTCCATGTCCTGCACTTGTAATAATATTTCGTCCTCTGTAATAGATATACTGGCCGAACGGTTGCGGGCCTCGTCGTCTATTTTGGCTATTACTTCCTCGAGTGTGTCCTCTACCGGCCGTACTCTGTATACATTAGAGAAACGGTAGCCGTTTTGGATTGTATCGACGGCAGCCTGTACGGTGTCGGCGTTTATTCCTATAACCTTGTTGTCGAGTTCCTCATGTGTTACGGCGTCCGGCGGGATTGTGCCCTGTTCGAGTGTCGGCGTATTATTAACAATCGGCTTATATGCGGGAATTGTGCCGGGGTTATATATTGCCTCGTTGTATTCCTGCAGGTCGAGATTAAAGCCGCCGTCTGTGCGTGCTATTCGTGTAATAATATACTCGTGTGTAATTTTGCTAAACTCGCCGTCTATATCCAGTTCGCCGAATGAGGCTACGTTGCCCGTAGTCGGCTCCGGCTGGCTTATACTGTAGTCGGTTATTACGTCTAATTCTTTTGTTATTCCCTCTCCCTCGACTTTGAGCGCCACTGGTGTCGCGCCGTTTTCATTTATTGCGTTAATTACTAGTCCGTATGCCTTGAGCGGGTCGGCAAAATTAACCGGCTGTTTTAGGTATATTTTTTTAAGAAGTCCATATTGATATGTTACCGAGTCAATTATAGTGTCCTGCGCGTCGTGGTTAATGCTTGGGTCTTGGATCTCGATTTTTGCGAACGGTGTATAATATACGCCCTCGGCGCCGATTTTAAGCGTAGTAGTTACCGGGCGCAGCTCGTCTATTGCCATAAGGCGGCGGGCGTATTTTACAACCTGCGACTGCCGTGTAATTCCGGGCGCGTCGATTTCTTTAATAATCGAGTTTTCGTCAATAGTTACCGGCTGCCCGTTTTCAAGCCTTGTTACTGTGTAGGTGTTTTCTTTGTATGTATTGTTTGTACTGTCAATGTATTTTACGCGCAGCGCGTCTACGCGGCGAGCAAAAGTCTTTTTATTTGTGAGGCTTATAATATTCTGTGGATTGTATACGGCGACGGCGTTTTCCTGCGCTTGGTCTATCGCTACGCTATAACGGCCGTATATATCTTTGTAAAATGCTACGCCGCACGCGTCCGCTATTTTTTTCAGCTCTGCGTCTTTTTTCTGCGGCTGTGTTATTAGGTCGTCAAAATATAAATCATTGTTTTGACAATATTCATAAAAAGCGCCGAACGCGTCGAGGTCGATTTCTGTATCGTCGTATTTGCTTGCCGGGTGTAGCGGGCTTGTTAATATCTCGAGCGCTATTGCTGCCGGGTTGCGGGTTTCGGTCTTGCCGGTGCTCCATGCGCTGCCGTTCCATGTGCGGCAAAGGCTTGTTGCTATAATGTTAATTTGCGTTAGTTTGTCTTTATTATTTTCATTCGCAACAAGTTTAATTGCTATCATATTTGAAAGGCTACGCTCTCGAGCCTCTACGTTTAAGCATGGTACAAGCCCAGCCGCGCCGCCGTCGTTTAATACTCCGGCCGGTGTTGATGATTTCAAAGGATCAAATATGCGCGACTGATAATAATAAACATAGCAATTTCGGCGGGCGTATTGATTTTCTACTGAGGCGTTACGAATGCGAATTAAAATATTAGAGCGTCCCGCTAGTGTCCTGTAATGGTCAAGATTAAATGTGTAATTACCTACAAGTCGTACGGACTTCTTCCAATATTCTAGTATATAGTTTGTTGGAAAAGGAAACGGCAGAGGGGTGTAGCCCTCGGCGTGCCATGTAAATATATTTGAAGTCCATGTTGCGCCGCCGTCAAACGATACTTCCGGTATAATTGTAACGGCGCTGGCTCCCTCTTCGCCGCTTTCTTCGTCAATTTCATAAAGTCCGTATGGGAAATTAATACATATTTCTACATCTAGGGCGCAAGGGTCGAGCGTTAAAACTAAATATTCCCCGTTTCCTTCCTGTATTTTATAATCTTCGGTAATTTCGCGGTTTACGATTTTAGAATTAACCTTGTAATTGGCTTGAGTAATTGCTTGGAATAATTGGCCGTCCTGCCTTATTTCTACCTGTCCGTTTGCGAATATACCAGCCCCGACTGAATATACGCCGTTTTGTGCGGCGTTCAAATATGCTATAGACGTGTCGCCTATACCCACAATATCTATACCCACGCCCTTAAAGCCGCCCTCTAGCACGTTAATTACTTCCTGCGTGTTTCCGAGGTTTCCGCTAATTTTATAATATGGCTTTGTGAATAAGTACGGCGTCAAAAAATTACGGCCACAAAAATATGGCTGACTTTTGCCGGTTGCTATTGCGTTTGTCGCGCCTCGTAAAAATGGACGGTTGTCTATACTTGGCGCGTTTGTCATTCGTTTTATTTTTTCGAGTTCTGCCTCTGCCTCTGCTGCCTGCTCTCGCGCTTTATATGCCAGCTCGGCGGGCTGAATTAAAAAACCGAACGGAATAATAAAGGTAGCTACCCACCACGGCGTGTCTGTGAGGTCGCCCGGTATTAATCTTAATGTAACAGTGTCGTTATCTTGTATAATTGTGTCGGGCGTAGAGATTTTCCCATTTATTATTAATACGGCGTTTTCAAAGTCTACGCCCGGAAAGTTACGGCGTGCGCTGCGTCCTGCCTCAATTTCTACAACCTCGGCTGTATTCTTTAATGATTTAATTAAATTAGCTTTCATTCTAAAACCTCATAAAATCGTATTGGATTTAATGCGCGTATGTGCGTTACGTGCGGCCCGCTCTGCGTTATGTGTATAGCTAAACTGTTTGTTAGCATAAACGCCACGTGTAGGTTAGGGCCGGTTTTACATTCCGCAATAACGCCCGCTTTCGGGCTGCTAATTTCCCGTATATTATTAAAGTCATTTATATAAGGGATTTCTGCGCCTGCTGATAATCTTTCTATATTTTTAAACGGATCATTTATTTTTTTTCCGTCGCGCCTTACGCATTCCAATACAAAACCCCAGCAGTCATAAAACCCGCCGTCGCCGCGGCCGTGCGGGCTGTATCTGGCCGTTAATAAATCTTGATAATAAATCATACTGCGCCGCGGTTGTTGTAGCTGTTATATATCAGCGCCGGAAAGGTCATATTGCCGCGGTCGTCGCCGTCTAGTTTAACTTCAAACTTTACGCCGTCCCACGTTGCGTCGCCGTATTTATGTCTATATGTTTCTAGCGGTACAACCTCGCCGCCATTATATACGCCGACTAAATCGCAATTAAATACGCGGTTTTTATTGATGTAGTTTAATAGTTCGGGCTTGTCGAAAATATCGCACGCGAGCGTTGCGTCGCCGTTTGTGCTCGGTGTATAGTCGAATGAGGCAGCCGCGAAAGTGTGGCCGCTATATGTTAAATTGGTGTTGTCGTTTACTAAGTATAAATGTGTGTTTTCGTCGTATATGTGTAATAAAAACGGCAGGTTAAATAAACCGCCCTCGGTCAATTCTTTAAATACGCCCATTTTTAGCACTCCTCTAGTGTTAGAGATATTTCCTTGTATCGCTGGCCGCTCCAATTTTCTACGAATACGTAATAATTTTTAGTGCCGGTTTTCGCCTCTATGTCGGTTAAGGTTATAGGGACGGAGCCGGAGCCTGCCGTCTGTTCGTACCAGTCTAAAAAACGTGTAAACTCTGTTTTGTTGTTTTCGTCCTTGTCGCTGTCGTTGAGTTGTAATAATACGCTATGGTTTATTTTTTGCGTGGTGTTTCTTTTTCGATAAATCACGCGACCGCTTTTGTATTTTGTCGCCTCGCGGTTTTCTACCGGCTGCGCGTCGAGCCCATAAAATCTATTGTTTACATTTTCCGGCCATGCTGCCATATTTCGCCCCCTTTTAAACTCCGTAATACTTTCCGCTCATGCCCGCACTTGCTGCGTTAAGTCCGCCGTCAAAGCGTCCTTTGTTAAGTCCGTCATTAACGCGGGCGTCTATCATTAATTCGATTTGACCGCGTGTTATCTGTGGGCGTGCGCTCACTAAATTGGCGGCGCTGTTATTAATTGTTACATTTACGCCGCCGTTGTTTCCTGTGGCCCCTGTGCCGTTTATCATATCCCACAGCGCCCGCTGCTGGTTTGCATTCATTATCATTTCGCCGGTGCGTGCTGCTATCGTTGTATTATCCGCGCCCATGCTCGCGCCATTTATTCCGCCGACTACACCTCCGGCTGCAAAATGTTTAATAGGTTTTGCGGCCATGATTGACGCCAGCTGTACGGCTCCGGCTGCGGCTACGAGTGCGCCGGTAATAATTCCGGCCACGCCGCCCTGTGCGAGTGCCTGTGTTACGCCGACGGCGGTGTTTGCTGTGGCGCTCAATATGTTAGCGCTCCACTGTGCCATTTCAATTTTATATTGCATTTCGGCGCCTTTCTTTTTCGCCTCGCTGACTTTCTTTTGGTATTCTTCTTCGCCTATTTCGCCCTTACGATATTTCGCCTCAAGGTCTGCGAGTTCGGCTTTCATGCGGTTATTTTCTGTTTCAAGCGCCAGCTTTGCCGCGCCTTGTATAATTTCATTTACTTGCTGCGCGTAGCCGTTTACCTCGCCAGCCACGCCCGCCCATAGTTCGCGGCGGTTGTCGGCGAGTTCTTCGTCGATTTTCTCGAGTGCGTCTTTGCGCTTTTCTGCGTCCTCGATTTCTGCGGCGGTTATGTCGCGTTTGAGTTGTAGTAACTCTTGCTCGCGCTTTGCGTATTTGTCGTATATTGTCCCCTCGTCGAGTCCGTCTACTGTTGCGAGCAGCGCGGCGGCCTCGTTCTGCATTTTTTCCGCATAGGCCTTGCGCTCTTCTTCGTCGGCTACTTTTCCCGCCTCTGCTGCCCATTGTTCAAGAAGTGCGAGGCGTTCCTTTGCGGCTGTGTTGTTTTCTGTTACTAGGCCGTTAGATTTTGTTAAGAGGTCGATATAACTACTCATGTACGCGTTATACATTTCGCCCGCGTCCACTTCTTCGCCGGTAAGTTTCGCCTCGAGTTCCATTTGTGCGATACGTTCGGCGAGTGCGGCTTTGTTTTTCTGTATGAAGTCGGCGGCGGTTTCGTCGCGGGTTTTTGCGGCTGCGGCTTTATCTGCTGCGGCTTGTGCCTCGTCTGCGGCTTTCTGTGCGGCCTCTGCCTCGTCCTGCTCGGCTTTGGTGAGTTCCTCATAACGTTTTTTTAAGTCCTCGACGGTCTTTGCCTGCGCGTCGCGTTTTTTCTGCCACGTCGGATCTACCATTAAGCCGGCCATAATTCCGCCACGGCGCTCTGTCATTCCCGGGTTAGCGTCCATTTGAGCGAGAAGTGCGGCGGCGCCCTCGTAGTTTAATTTCGCTTGTGCGGCGGTTTCCGTTCCCGCTGCTCCTGCGGCTGCCGCGTCTTTTTTATCTGCGGTAAGGCGGAGCGCCTCGTTGATGTCGTTTAATGTGTCGGTGAAAAACTTTTTAATAGGGCTTGTTTTTTCCGCCCAGTTTCGCCCGATATTTTCCTTAAAGTCGCCCCATGCGTTCGCGAGCTGGACTGTATTGTCTGCCATTGCGGCGGCGCTGCCGTTGTATTGCTGTGCCACTATTTCAATGGCACGGCCGCTTTCGAGTTCTTCTTTTGTGAGGTTGTTTATAGCGGTAACTTGTCGGCCTAACATTCCGGCGTTGCCGTTTAATGTGGCGTTTAATTTGGTTGCTGCGCTTGCTATGTCCTCGCCGGTTACGGCTGCCATATCTGCGGCCGCTTTCATAATCTGCATTATCTGCTCTTCGTTGCGTCCGGTGGCGGCAAGCTGGCTCATTACTTTTATACTTACTTCGTCGCCTATATTTGACATAGACTGTAGTTCGCTTGCAAAATTACGCAGATTGTAAACGCTCTCATTATTCAAATATGGGTTATTTTTTGCCGCCTGCTGCAGTGCTATTTCTGCGTTGCGCTGTACTTTATAAGCAGCCTCGCATTCGTTAAGGGCGTCTACTGTCTTTTTTACGGCTACGGCTACGCCTGCCACCGCGCCGGCTGTGGCTAGTGCGGTCTTATTTATGCCGCTAAGGTTTGTGTTAAGATTTTTGCTTTTTTTGCCGGCGTCGTCTATGGTTTTGCCGGCGTCGTTCAATTTCTTTTTAAGGTCGTTTACCCCTTTATCAACACCCGAGGTGTCTAGTTTGGTGTTTATTTTAACTTCGCCGTCTGCCATTGTATGCCCCTTTTATTTTATTTGTCCTAAGAACTCGTCGAGTGCCTCGTCCGGTTCCTCCGGCTGTGGTAGTCGCCACGCCTCGTAGTTTTTCTGTTGCGCTTTGTCATATTCGCTATTTTTCCCGCTCGGTTTATAAAGCCGGGCGCTGATTATCCGGTTTAATTCTGTGTCGTGTAGACCTCGCAATAATGCTAAAAACTTGTACCAGTGCAGGCTTGTTTCTATTAGGTCTATCCCGTATTGTTCCATGAATGCGGCGTAAATATAAGGCGCGTCTATTTCATAATCTAAAACGCGCTCGTCGCTTTCTTCCCGTATTCGCGGTAATTCCTGCGGCGGGTTCATAAACTTACTAAGGGCGACAAATCCCTCTAAACGGCCCGCCGGTATTTCGTTTTTATACATAAAATCGAAGTCGCCGAGTGCGGCGTTTTTCTGTTTTAATAATTCGCCCAATCTTAGAAAATATTTAAAATCTGTATGTATCTTGTAAAAACTCCCGCCGACCTCTATAGCCTGCGGGAGCCTTGCTTTCTTAAGCGTAAACATTTGCTTTTATGCTGCCGGTGTGAATACGTCGCCGGCCCATGTTCCCGGCACCCATGTTGGCACGCCGTCGGCTACTGTAACCGCGCCGGTTTCGTGCTCGTTGAGCGCAAGGTCAAAGTCAATGCTCTGATTTACGCTGTCGAGGGTTCCCAGCTTGACTACGCTGTCTACTTTCCAAGCCTTATAATATGTTACGCCCTCTGTTGCCTCGTAGTAAGAGTCAAGGCTTGCAGCCTCGGGCTCTGCTACCGGTGTATAGACATAATTTGGCGATGTTCCGCTGCGGGTGTAGTATGTTTTACCCTCTACTATGTCTACGTCCTCAGTTGGTGCGTAAGTAGTCGGTACTACGCATTTACTAGCATAGAATGCGAGTAAAACGTTGCGGTGTGCCTCGCCTCCGGTTGGCAGATTAAAGGCCATGTCAAAAATGGTCTTGAAGTCGTCCTCGTCGTCAAACATTGTCAATGACTGTGAAAGGGCCGGCTGGTAGCTGTCAATTTCTTCTTCCGGGTTCTCGCTGGAAATAAAATCAAAAGTTTTTGTCTGTGGGTTGAACGCAATAGAAAAAGTTGTAGACTTTTTAATCTGTTTCCAGCTTGGTGTTGTTGTTGTGCTCACGTCGATAAATGGCACAAACTTGGTCTTGTGAATAAGTCCCATTTTTAAGGCCTCCTATTCCTCGCGCGGTTCTAAGTATGTGCATACTATCGCCGCACTATATATTGTGTTGTTTTTCTCGTCTGTGGTTATAAACTGCGGCAGGGTTGCTGCCTCGGTTTCAATCACGACCCCGCTTGCCTCGTCCGGGATTTCTGCGCCGTCTAAGGCTGCCGTTATTAAGCTTGCGTACTCGCGGGCTTTCGAACGGTCTTTGTTTCTTATGTAGTAGGTGAGGTTCCATTTCAATAAGCGTGTGCCGTCTGTGTAGCGGCGTTCTGCCGCCGGTGCCGGATCATAGCGCAGGCAGGCTGCGTTGTCTTTTGTGTCCGGGATTACGTCGTTATTGATTGTAAACGGCAGGTTAAGTACTTCCTCGACCCATGCGTTTACTATGTTAGCTACGTTTAATACGCTCATTTACAAACCTTACCCATTTATCAAACCACCGTGCCTTTGCTGCCTCGACCCATTTGCCGCAGGCGTTCGGGTTCGGCTGGTATGGTGGTTTATGATAATCGTAATATTGCCGGCGTGCGTATGGCGTGCGCCACACTAATTCGCCGGATCCTATACGGCTATTTATAATTGCGGATTGCTGCAGCTTTCCGGTTTTTATCGGGCAAAAATAATTACTATCTGCCAATATTAAGGCGTCGAGCGGTGCCTGCACCTGCTTTGCGTCTTGGCCGATTTTGTTTTTTATCTCTGCGCTATTAATAAAAACTTTTGTGTCGTAAGTAATACCGCTCATATTAAAGCCGCCTCGTAGTGGTGTACTACGTCGCCGCCCTGCGTGTAGCATGGCTGAACGCTGCGGATTGTGTACGCTTTGCCGCCCCATGTTACCCGCGCCAGTTCCTCGGGAATTATTGCGGGTGTGGAAATAAACGGCGCATAATATAGCGTTAGTTTATCGTCCTTTGTTTCGCCCACGTCGCTCTTGGCCGTCGCTAATACCGGCACAATTCTTACATGTTCCAGCGTTGCTGGTTCTGTATAGGTTGCGTTCCCGTCGCGGTCGGTTCCTGCCGGTGCCGCGTATGTGCATGAATGTATTAAAAGGCTTTCCATTAGCGCCACCCGTTTAATACATTACAATACAAACTAAGCCATTTGTATTTTTTTGCGTCTGCGCTTTTGGCGTTTTTCTCTATTGCAATTTCGGCGGCCTTGCTGCTTTTTGTGTAGCTATAACCGCCTATGCTTTCCGACGTCATAAAACCGCCCGCGCCGTTTGCGCCCTTTTCAGCCTGTGCCGCCTCGTAATCTGTTTCAATCATCATACAGCAGGCGTCGTCTAGTCCTCCGGGCTCGCGCTCGGCTATTAAGCCGTCATTCAATAAAGATTTACAAAACAATACGTTTTCGAGCTTGTACTGTTCAAACGTGGCGGTGTCCGGCACAATATTGCGCCCTAAGTCGTTTGTGTAATGTGTATATGTTACATTGTCAAACTGTGCCATTTTCCGCCCTCGTTTTTATTTCTTCTGCTGGCTTTTTGCCGGCTTTGTTTCTTTTTTATCAGCTGGCTTTTTTTCCTGCTGTGCAGCCGCCGGCTGTGCCTTTGGCTGCTGTGTTTCTAAGCCGTATACTCTCACGACGCTGCTCCCTGCTTAAGGTCTGCACCGTTGTAGTGTACATAAATGCCGGCTGTCTTGTTTTCGTAAATATCGGCGAGGCCGTATTCGCGGAAATTGAAGACCCAAGCGTCGGCGTCTGGATTGTCCTCCGGTGGGATTGCCTTGTCGACGCGGTGCTTTGTAAACTGCATTACGGCAGACTTTTCTGCAATCATAAAATTAATTGCGTGTGAGCCGTCTGTGTTTACTTCGTAGTAGCTGCCAATGTCTGAAACGTCCGGGCTTGCTACTTTTGTATAAACATAGTTTGGCGAGCTGCCGCTGCGTGTGTAATATGCCTTGCCGTCTACAAGTGCCACATCTGTAGTCAATTTGTAAAGGGTTGCTGCTACTGCAAAGCCGCCGGCTGTTTCGCCTGTGCTTGAGCCGTCCAATAATGCCACCTTAGTCATAAAGCGGCCGCTTGGTACTTTGTTAATACTTGTAAATGCGGCGAGGATTTCCTTTGATTTGCTGTTATCCACGTTCTGTGCGGCAATAAGCAAAGTAGGTGTAATAAACAAGTGACGGCTTTCTGCTGGAACCTGCGCCTCGTCCATTGCTGCGACTGCGGCCTGCAATGCTGCCAATACGTCGGTACCGGCTGAAAGTGTTCCGGCTGTCTTTGTGCCTGCGTTTGCTGAATAAATAGCAAAGCGGAAAGCGTCCTGTTCCGGTACGACCTTTGTGCGGATAAACTCGGCGGCAAGTCTACCGAATGCGAGGCCGGCTGTTTCTTCGTTGTCCATTGCGTCTACGCTGAACTTGCGGCCGCGGTCGTAGTTAAACTGTACGGTTTCGTTTGTCATTGTTACGGATCCGTCAACATAACCGCTGTTGCGGTCATAATCTCCGAGGCCGTCCATATCCAATTTAGGGATAATAATTTCGTTAGCGTTTGCGCCCTCGCGTGCCAGTGTGGCGTCGCTTTCGAGCACTGCTGTCTTTGACTCGTTCATGTATACTTCGTCAAGAAGTGCTACATATTTTTTGAACTTTGCAATTGCGTTCATAATGTTTAGTTCTCCTTTTAGTTAGATTTCGGCGGCAAGCCCATAACTGCGCGCGCCTGCGCGTCGTCGTCTGCGGCTCCGCCCCTGTTTGCCATGCTCGGAACCTCCGGCGGTGTCGGTGCGTCGTCATTTTTCAAAATATCGGACTTGCCGTCTGTAAGCGCCTTGAAAAGTTCATCAATGGACTTTCCTTTGTTTGCGTCGTCGTTCAATGCGCTTTCAAGCTGCGCGTTGATTGCGTCGCGTGTAATTTCATTTACAAACTTTTTACCGCTTGTAAAATCCTTAATTTTTGCCTGCAGTTCTAATTTGTGAACCTTGGCCTCTGCGTCGGCTTTTGCCTGCTCCGCCTGCTGCTGGTATTCTGTGACCTTGGCTTTTACTTCGTCGTAGTCTTTCATACTTGCAATAGTGGCGCTCGCTTTTTCAAGCTGGCTTTTAATGTCCTCATAATCTGCAAACTTTTTTTGTTCGCGGGTTATGTCCTCGCCGTTTTTTTTCATGACCTCGTTAATCTGTTCCTCGGTCAATCCTAACGCAGTTAGTTCTTCTCGTTTCATTTTGTCCCCTTACGCGTATTTATTACGCCGTCGCCGCGGCTGTGGTTAAAAATAAAATTGCGCTGTTTGTTACGCGGTGCGCCCGCTGTATTTATAGTCATTTTTTTAAGGGTTTTCTGTTAAATAAAAAGCCGGTTCCTGCGGGTGAGGTGCGATTGCGGGAACCGGCGGAGTCTTTTTTTTTAATTTAATTTTTTGTTTTTGTTGTCTTGTCTACGAAAAGCAGCAGGATCTCGTCGGCTGCTTTTGCTGCAATTCCTGCGGCCGCCATATAAAGGCCCCATTTGTCGGGCTGAAAATATGCGAGCAGGATTTCTGCTGTAGTTACCGCCACGCCAATTAAGCCGGAAATAAGACCGTAAAGTTTTTTACTCATTTTCTAAACCTCCGCTTTTATAGTCATTTTTTTTCGTCGTCTGTGTAAGTTATACCCTGCGCCGCCTGTGTATCGACAATATAATTAAATACTTTGCGCCAATACCATTCCGGCAAGTAGACGCCGTCCTCGGGTGTTAAAAATACGTCGCTTTTATGCAGGGTAATAATTACGAGTTCGCCGTTTGTGTCTATAGGGTCGGGCGCTGCTATTACCTCGTTATTTTTTGCCGGCTTGCTGGTGCAGCTGGTGCAAAACATTAGCCATGTAATTATTATCATTATCAACATTGCCGGTGTTTGCGTTCTCTTTTGTTTCGTTTGCTTTCGCCATGTTCTGCGCATGTTCTTTAACCTCTTTTACTTCTTTTTCTGCTGCCTTGCGTTCTTCGTGTTCATGGGCCGCAAGCCATGAAGAGCCGATTCCGAAAAATACGGCTACAATCGCAATTAAAATAATTATTAAAATCTGCATTTAAGCCCCCAGCTTTATTTCTTTTATTTTATCCATGATTAAATTAAAATATACCGGGGTGAAACATGCGGCAATTGATAACCCGCTTAATATTATATGTATTGGGTTTATTTCAATACCTTTAATTAGATTGCTTACGAATTGCGCCGACTGCCAGCCGCCAATCCAAACGGCCGCCGCAATCTGTCCCCATAGGCTCGCGCCCTTTGCTTTTACACCCTTGCTTTCTGTCTGTGGGATTTTTTCTAATTTTTCTGTTGTGTTTATATTCATTTTTACCCCCTTGCGATTTTCTCCGCCACGCTCCATTTGAACCCCTCGAATAGTGCCGGTTTTTCCGTCCATAGTTTCGGACAATCTTTCCAGCCGACAACGTTGTGATGTGTTGTAATGTCGGCCGCGTCTAGTCCGTAGCGGGTGAGTATGTCTGCGCATAATTCAATAGCTGCGCCGATTGTTGCCGCGGTAAAATGTCCGGCCGCGTCGGTCGGGCAGAGTTCTATTCCTATCGTGCAATTGTTCGGGCTGCTGGTTTCGCTTGCATATTTGCCAAAACGGGCCCGCGCCTCGTCGGTGTAAACCTTGCCGCTTGCAGGATCTTTTTGGCTGCTGCCGCAATGATAAGCCACCTCGTCCTCTGGTACGGCTGCCACTACTATTCCGTTTTTGTCTATGATGTAATGGGCCGAACCGTAGCCGCCCGCGCCGGTTTTGCGGTTCTCGAAATAGTCGCGGTTATCTTTTGCGCTGGCTGCAGGGTTTGCCGTCCAGTGCATTACTACGCCTAAAACCTCGCGCAATTTTCGCCCGGGTCTGCTGTATTCGTTGATTGTCAAAAAGTCGTGTATAATCTGCATGGCTACCCCCGCGCCTCGATTATGCGGTCGAGTTTGCTTTCAATGCGCGAGCACGTAGCCTCGATATTGTGTATAGCCGTAGCCTGCGAGCGTATGTCGCATTCTGCGGCGTTCATGCGTCCGTATAGTTCCGATAAGTTCGCCCCGATTTTGTCGCGCTCTTCCTTGTCGCGTTTCTCGTTACTCTCTAATCGTTCCATAAGCCGCCCCACGCTTGCGCCCAGCTTTACTAGTGCAGCAATTACGCCGCCGATAAAGCCCGCAATAGCGATACATAAAGAAATAGTTGTGTAAATGTTCATTGTGTCCGTCCCCGCTTATATAGTCATTTTTCCGGCGGGTTTGCGTGAGGTGTCAAAAAAACGGCTCTACAATCTGCAAAGCCGTTCTTATAGTTTAGGTTGTCTTGGTGTATTCGAGGGTCAATAGAACTGTACCCGTGCGTGATGCCATATCCTCAAATACTTTAAGTTCACTACCTTCTATAAACCAATCTAGGCTTATAGAAAATTGAGTACAAATAAAAAGACTTTCACCTTTTACTATATCGGTATGACTTATAGGAAATTGTGCATCTACTGAAAGCCACGTACCACCGGTTATACTTTTATTAGTATACTCAAATGTACGTTCATACGTCGGTCTTCCGTCTGTCCACTTTCTGCCTGTCAAGTGTTCTTCCGTGCTATAACTTCTCTGTCCGTTTATGATATTCGCAACGTCGTCCTGCTGGCCCTCAGTAAGCCCGCTTGTCGCTTTGATGTAGTAGAATACACCAAAACTCTTGCCACGGGTAACGGTGCCACCCTCGCTAGTAGATGTTTGCATATCTTGCCAAGCAAGTCCGTAGCCATCACCACCAGCTTGTAAACTTGGGCGTGTACTTGCTCCTGCACTTCCTTGTCGTGCATATATACCTATAGCGTGTCTATGTGATTTTAGCTGGTCGTCCTTAAACTCACCTTGTGCAAATACATCGTGATTCTGCGTTCCTGCCTGTCCTGTGCGTGGGTCGGTTTCCGTACTATCGAAAATGTAAGTAGTGTTTTTCTCTGCACCTTTCAAGCCTACTTCTCGCAAGTCGGGTAGTACGTTAGTCCCTAAATACGCATACAGTAAAGGGTATTGCGTAGCCTCGAAAGTGCTACCATCGCAATATAGCCACCCGCTATAATTTCCTTTCTTAAATGCGTGTCCGATAAAGCCTACGGGCAAGCCTGCGCCTGCGTCTGCGGTAAGCGGTTTTAATTTCTTTACGCCGTTTTCTGTGATTATCTGTGCTAACATTTTACGCTCCTTTAGTCTGTAGTCTTAATATATTCTAAGTAAAGATTTGCAGAAAATGGTCTAGTGGGGTATTGACTGCCACAATAAACTTGCATATATTGTGCGCTATAACGCCACGCTCTTAATTTATCCGTATCTGTTTCGTAGTATGCTCTAAAAGAATTTCCTATAATTTCATATTTTAACGTTTCTTGTATACCTAGCGAACTTGTATCAATATTCTTATAGGTTTCTGTATCTGTCATTGTGAATGGAATTGTTATCGCATAAATCTTTTTTCCATCTATCCAATACTTACCCGTAAAATGCTCTGTTGTAGAATAACTTATTGCCTCACTTACCGCATTACTAGTAACTGCGTGCAAGTTATCTTCTTCTACTACGTTTACGGGGTGAGATAATTCGTCGCCCGTGTCCTTTATGCCGATAATCTGTCCTACGTCAAGGTTTTCAAGGTCTGCGTCTGCGTCTGCTGAGGTTTCATAAATCGGGATTTTATCGGTTGGCACCTGCTCGAGTGTCGGTGTGTTTGGTGTCGTGTGTCGGTCTACAATAAATTGTTTCATTCCTCGGCCTCCTCGTTTTCTGCCGGCTCCTCGCTTTCCTCGGCCGGCTCTTCCTCTGCTGGTGTTTCTTCTTCGTTTTCCTCGCTCGGTGTTTCTTCTTCCGGCTCGTTCTGTGCTGGTGTTACGGTGCGGTTTTCGCCCTCTACGTATGGGCTTAACTCGTCTACGATAACTATAGCGTTGTCGCCGAGATAGCCCGCCGAACCCTCGGGAATTGCGAGCGCTGCCTCTGCTGCGGCTAGTGTTGCGTAGCGGTTTACGCTTGAATTACCGCCCGCGCCGGCTAGGGCTGCGAGTGCGGTTTCTACTGTGGTGTAGTCCTGCCCCTCGAGGTGTACCGGTGTCGCGAGCGTTTTCGGCTGCGCGTATGCGGTTATAACTTTATTCTGCACCGGCAGCTCGCTTGTTGTACTTACGGCGTCGTCGGTGTATTCCGCTACTATGTCGCGGATTGCCTGCGGGTCGCTGCGTGAAAAATAATCATTATATGAGCGTGGAATTATAAGCCCGTCTACTTGTCCCATAGTGCGCCCCCGTTATCCGCAGAACGCAACATTTATGCTGCTTTCTGCGCTGATACAATTTACGCGTATGCCCGTTACGGCGTTTGCAATCATTACAGTACGGCTCGCGGTCTGTGCCACTCCGTAAATGTCGTCCCAATAACCGCCGGTGCCGTCCTCGCCGATTGTTTCGGGGCGGTTGCAGCAAACCTCTACTGTATAGCTGGCAGTTTCGCCCTCGGGAATATGTACGGCAACAGAAACAGCCGCTACTCTGTCGGGTGGGTTGATCCAAACGCCGGCGCCTGCTAAAACGTCGGCCTCTACATTAATGCCCGTTGTACCTTGGCGGGCGCGTGGTGTTACTCTTGCGTATGCCATTATTTAACCTCGCTTTCTGTGGTTTCTGCCGGCGGGATTTCTGCCGGCGCGGTTTCGGTAAGTTCTGCCTTTGGTGCGAGAACCAGCTGCTGAAAAACGGCGACTTTCTCGTCCTGCGCTAAAATCTTAACGAGCCGTGCGTAAAGCTCATCATTAATAATTCTACTCATGTGTTTATAGTCATTTTTACGGCTTATTTTTGCACACGCGCGTCGTTTTGGCCTCGGTGGTGTAATTTGTCCACCTAGGGCTATAAAGTCGCACACGCGAATTCCTAGGGCCATTTGCGGCCATATTTTCGGGCAATAAAAAAGGGGCGGCGGTTGTTATCCGTCCCCCTAACGCTTTCTACTCTTGGTAAATGCGTCACTCTAATATACCGCGTTTATGTCCTCGGGCTCCCAGTCTTTGCGGTGTTCGGTTACTTTCTCGAATACGTGGTTATAAATCAAAAAATATGCAGGCACCTCTTCGTCTAAATAGTTGCGGTCTGTCGCGTCCGGGAATAGTCCTAAATAACCGTAGTCTTTGCGGTTCTCTGTCAGCGCCTTTGCTATTGCTTTTGTGTCGCCCGATATTTCGCCACCGTTGTACGTGAGCCGTAATTCCTCGCCGTCTATAATTCCCTTAATCGTAAACATATTTTACAACCTCATTAATAGCCCGATAATAAAAGCCTCAAACTCTTTGTCGGCTCCCATGCGTCCATATTTGCCGTATAATACATGCTCGACGCCCATGCTGAATATTTCCCAAGCGTCGCCGCCGTAGTCCTTGCCGATATACGGCACTAAAAACTTGTCGACCTTGCATTTCTCATAATAAGCATATCCTAAGCCGGTAACGTCGCTCAATAGCTGCAGCGGCTCTCCTGCGGTGCGTCGGTTGAAAAACTCCGTTTCTGCCTCGACAATCCATTTGTTAAGATGTTCCAATACATGCGCCAGCTCATGCGGGGCCACGGTGCTGCTGTCGCTGATTGCGACTACTTTGTCCCATGCGCTGAAATATCCGCGGGTTACTTTTGAGGCGCGGACGTTGCTGGTTTTGAAATAGTCCATAATTGCATTTGCTGCGCTCGTCGGGTAGTTCTGCAGGGCCTTTTCAATTTTGCCGCGTGCCTCTATGCTGGAACCTTTGCGCATAACTAAAGGTCGGCCGCCCGCGCCGAACTCTTTAATTTTCTTTAATTCCTCGAGCGGCGTTGTGCCGTTCTTCTCGGTGCGCTTTATAATTTCTTCGCCCAGCTTGCGTGTTTCTGCCTCGGTCTTTGCGGCTGCTGCAATTTTCTCGAGGCGTGCGTCTTTTATCGGGGTAGGGTCTACCACCGCAGGCGTTGCTTTCGGCTTTCTGATCTCGGGGCGCGGCGTGATTCCTCGCGGCTGCTTTCCGTCAATTGTGCCTATAAACTCGCGGGCGCCGTCGCGTGCTATTCCCGTCTGTTTCGTAAAGTCCCGGGCCTTTGCCTGCCACTCGCCGATTTTCTCGCGGGCTTTCGTGCTGTCAATTCCTGCAGCCTCTTGCGTTAAGGCGCGGCGTTTGTATGCTCTAATATTGCGTTCAATTCCGCGCAGCTGTTCCTCGCCCTCGTAGCGTGTCAAAACCTTGCCGTTATAAGTTACTGTCTGCTTTTCCATTTCGTCGAGGTCTGCCTGCGTGTAGTGTGTTTCCATTCCCTCAAAATACGGGTAATAGCTATGTCGGCAATTTATGCCGCAGAGCCCCGTTACTGTCCCCAGCTCGCAAACGCTGAAAGGTCTATATTTTGGATTTGTGCCGCTTATGCTGAATACTTCGCCTTGCCACGCTGCATGTTCGGGGCGTGCGCCTATATGGGCCGTAGTTTCTACAAGGTCGCAGCCTAATTCGTCGCAATTGTTTAATGTCATTGCGGACGCTGTCTGATTTACGCCGGTTAAAATATTCATGCGCACCGCCGGCTCTATCTGCAGGCGCACCGGCTTGCCGTTTCTGTATTGTACGCCCGTTACGCCGTCGGCTGCCAATTTGTCGCAGGCTTTTCTCATTGCACTATCATAATCAACCGCGCCCGTTACTATCTGCATGTATGCGGCGTTTGCTACCTGCACAAACTGCTGCTCGCTGGTGTATGCGGTTGTTATGGTTAGGCGTGAAAGGTCGCTGTGTGTTTTCTGAATGCTCGCGAGCATAACCTGCGCGTTTATGTCGCTTACGCCGTGGCCCAGCGCGTCCTTAAAAATAATGTTATCGGCGCGGGCGTTCTTCACCATAGCGTCGTTATAAACGGCTTTAATTTCCCGCTGTATTGCGGGGTCGTATTTGCGAATGTATTTATTTATGTTTTTCTTAAGGGCGCCGGTTTCTGCCAATATTTGCGCCTGCCATTTGCTCGCCTCGGTTATCTTTCCAAGTCTTGCAATGCGCCGCGCCATATCCTGCAATATATCCGCCTCGAGCTGTGCGTATATGTCGACGAGTTCGTCGCTCATGCCCTCTAAATAGCGCGGGCTTAGCATGTTAGAACCTGCCTCGAATAATGCGCCATGCAAAAACTATACGGCGTTTAAACGGGTAGTGGTTTATTGCATAGCGCAGGCCCGCTAAAACTGCGCGGTCGTTTTTAGTAATTTCTTTTGTTGGTTTGTTTAAGTTTGCCATTTTTGCACCTCTTTTATTTATTCAAGCCCGAACGGTGACGCTGCTATCGGTTCCGGCGGCACGTTCGCTTTGGCTGTTGTTTCGTCCTCGCCCATAAAGTCGCGGCGGTATTCCCATTTATTCAAAACGCCGGCGCTTATTTCCTGCATTGCTGTCTGTTTCGCCTGCACAATGTCCTTGCGTGTTTGGTCGTCGCACCACTTAATTGTGTAGAGTTCCTCGCTCTTTGTGTTGGCTGCAGGTGCGCCTTTAATCTGATACGCTGCGGCCATGTATGCGAATACGAGAGCCGCGTCCTCATATTTGGCGGCTATTTCGTCCTCGATTTTATCTACGATTGCAAAGAGTTCCTGCCGTCCGCCGCTGTACTGTGTGGCGGTCTGTGTTACGGCCTCGGCGTCGCTTACTGTGCCCTTGCCGACGTTCAATGTTAATTCAATGCGTCGGAAAATCTGCTGTAAATATTCATTTTGTGCAGCGGTGCGAAGTTCCGGGCTGTATTCGTGGATTTTTTCGCCGTTGGCGCTGCCGTCCCCGTCGATTTTCTGAATAAGTCTATTAAGTGAACTTGATAATATAACCGGCTCGTTGTTGCCGTTTCTGCCGCCGCGTTTTGCGAACATGTCGCGATCTGCAAAAATACGCTTTTCGCCTGCCTCCTGCTCCCAGTCCATGCGTGCAAGCTGGCGGTCTGCCATTTCAATCAGTCCTATAGCGTCGTTTATCATTGCGACCGGTACGTTTGAACCGTCAATTTTATTTGTGGCGTGGTTTCTAAACTCTATAATCATAGGGCGGCCGCAATTGCGCCACACGTATTCCGGCGTAAGCTCTGCGGTTTGTGAGCATACTGTCAAACTTACGGGCCGCAGCTTGCCGTCTGTGCTTTCGTATAGCTTAAGCGTTACGCTGTGGTCGGTACCATTGAACTCGTGATTTTCGCATAAAATAAAAGTCTTTTTGTTTTCTGTGAATTGCTTAAAAATAACGGCTGCGGTTAGTGTGCCGTCAAAGTCGTAGCGTGTCGGCAGATAATTTCCGAGCGGTATAATTTCATACTGTAATTTATTGTTTGTATAAATCGGGCGGAGCAGGCTCGAACCCATTAATACAATGTATTCGACTACCTTATCAATATTTTTATTAAGATGTTTAAGCGGTGCGTCGATAACTTCGTTTTTTACCTCGAGCCCCAGCTCGCGTGTAACAAAATAATTTAATCTGCCTGCAATCTGTGGCAATATTCCGCAGGCCTTTGCCTCGTTGGCCCACGGTGCGTGGTCGCTCATAAGGTCGGCCCATAGTTTTATATGGTCGTACATTGCTACGCTGATATTAGTATTAATTCCAGTTACTTCTTCAATCGTTGTTTTTCTGAAATAGCTTAACATGTTCATAAAGTAGCCCCTCAATTTTTCAAACATAAATATTATTTCCTCGTATGTTTATAGTCATTTTTTACGCCGTTTTATGCGCCCGCGCGTCGCCACACGTTTTCGGTTGCGTAGCGGGTAAGGGCGAGGAAGTGGTCGGGCTGTCCCTCGGGGTAGCCTGCCAATATTTCGCCGGTGCGTCGGTCTATTTCATGCTCGTACAGCGTGAACTCGTCCGCTGCATGTGGTGCGCGTCGCTGGTCGATAACAATAGCGTGTAAGCCCTGCAGCCATTTAAAGCCCGCGTCGCGGCTGCCTTTGCCTTTTATGGCTCCGCGTGTGTCGCCGCCCCAGCGTCTGTAGTCTGCCACGCTCTTAGGCTCTGCGCTGTCGGCTGTCTGCCGGTCGTCGTATATGCTCATGCCTAATTTTTCCATGTGTTTGCGCGTTGCCTCGAACGCCTCGTAGTTGCCGTGTTTGTATAAGTATAGCTCGTCCCAAACGTAAAGGGTCGCCGTTTTCGCGTCGTAGTACATAGAGCCATAAGCGTAAGGGTCGGGAAAATAGCCCCAGTCTATGCCTTGCAATGTTTCGCCGTTCCAGCTTGCTATTTGCTCGTCGGTGATTTCCTGCAGCTTGATGTTCTCAAAAATATTGCGGCCGGTTCCCGTTGCCAATCCTAAGTAAATATTTTCATAGGCTCGCGGGTTGTTTTTCTTCGTCTGCTCTATGTCGTGCAGGATCATATCGCCCAGCCATTCCGGCGGTATGTCTAAATACGTCGTATGTATTACCATGCGGCGCGGGTCATGCTGCCGCGCCTCTGTGTTGCACCAGTGTCGTGTCGCGCTTGGCGGGTTGTAGCTTTCGAACATGTAGAATGTATCGCCGCCGCGTAATGCTGATATTTTAAGGTTTTGAAGGTCTGCGGGGTCGACCTCGGTTTTTTCCTCTACCCATAAAATACCAATATAGCCGGACGATATTTTCATAGACTTTGACTTTTCCGGGTCGTCCAATCCTACAAATAATATTTGTTGCTCGCGGCCGTCTTTTCGTATGTATGTAATAGGCAGCGCCGCTGTGCGTGATTTTGGGATTTTGAAACCTGCTTTTTTCCCTTTGCGTCGTAGGTGTAGTTTGTCGATTGCCCACACAATTTGCTCAAATACTGAATAACGCAGGCTCTTTGCGTATTTGCGTACAATTACGGCGTTTAATTTCGGAAATAATACAATTAAAATTACAATGCAAATACTAATAAATGAACTTTTACAGCTGGCGCGTCCGCCGTCGAACGTCCAGCGTTCGTGTGTGTGGTTCATTATACTTTTGAACGCGCGATTATATACCGGCGCGAATAATTCCGCCGTGTTTATTGTCATTCGCTCGCCTCTGCGCTAAAGCCTACGGGCTGCGGGTCGACTTCCTCTCCGTCGCAGATTACCTGCAGCGGCTCGTCGTCATCTGTGCCGTCGTCCTCTATTCGTTCGTCGTATGTGTAACCGCGCTTTTTGCCTTTGGTTGCTAAATAAAAGCGTATCATTGCGCCGTCACCGTCGTTTATCCGCTGTATTGCTTTGCCCTCTACAAAGTCGAGCGTTGTTTCTTCCTCGTCGCTCATGGCCTCGCGGGCTTTCTCACTGTCGTTTATTGCTCTTTCTGCCGTATGCCAGCCAACGTGCAATCGGGCGGCTACTGTGGAAATAATACCGCGGCAGCCCTCAATTGCTGCGAGTAGGTCTTTTTCTTTTACTATTCTTTTTCGTCCCATTTCGTCCCCTTTTACTGTTTCGCCGTTATTGTTGTTTATTTTTCGTTATTTTCGTTCGCTTTCGTTTTTTTCGTTTTAATTCGTTTTGTTTTCCCTAGTACATATATTAAATTGCATTTGTCGCATTTCCCCCGTAATGAGCCGGAGCGAGTCTGTTTTAATTTTCCTCCGCATTTTTTACACACTGCAATTTTTAAACGTTCCGTCATAAAATCGTTTATTTGTTTATTATGATTTTTGCGCGGTTTTCTAAAGTCTGACGGCTTTGCTACTCCCAGCGCTATTGCTGTTCGTCTATATTCTTTTCTTATCCACGCGCCGTCCGGCTCGTCTGCTAGTCCGTCACCTATCATTTCGCCTAATCTGCAGAATTGACTCCACAGTAAATTATCACTCATTTAAGCGCCCCCGTTCCTGCGTCTATGTCGTTTTCTTCGGCCCATTTAGTCCAGCGTCTGCGTATTACGTCGCAGTAGTGCGGGTCTAGTTCCATGACGTAAGCTGTGCGGTTTAGTTTCTCTGCTGCAATAATCGTAGTACCCGAACCGCCGAACGGGTCTAATATTGCGTCGTCCTCTTTGCTGCTGTTCTTTATAAGTCGCTGGAATAATTTCACCGGTTTCATGGTTGGGTGTTCCTCATTCCGCGCCGGTTTGTCCTCGTATATTATTGTATTCGGGATATTGTCGCCCCGCAGCTTTGTGATCTCCTGCAGCAGCTGGTCTTTATTCATTTTTTTATAGTCCGGCTTTTCGTCGTATACTGTTGTTAGATCCCGGCGGCCGTCCCAGTAATGGTTCGCGCCGTTCTTCCAGCCGTATAAACAAGGCTCGTGCCGCCACTGCCAATCCTGCCGGCCCAGCGTCATTACGTTTTTTACCCATATCAAACATTGACGTAATTGTCCGCCGGCCTCCTGTAATGCCTCGCGGAAAATAGCGCCCTTTAAGTCTGCATGCCATATATAAAACGCGCCGCCCGCTTTTAATACTGTGAGCATGGTCTTGAATGCGTTTATTAAAAACTCTTTAAACTCTGCGTCGCTTTTTGTGTCGTTTTCAATTTTCAAAGCCTCGGCTGTCTTGCCGGTGTAATCTACGTTATAAGGCGGGTCTGTTACGATTAAATCGGCTTTTACGTTTCCCATTAATGCGGCCATGTCCTCGGCGCTGGTGCTGTCGCCGCAATATAAATAATGACGGCCCAGTCTGTACAGCTGCCCGCGTTCGCTGTCTGCTACTTCGTCCGGGCGCAGGTCGGGTGCTGCGTCGTCGTCTTTTGTTTCCTCCGGCTCCAATTTGCCGAGGTCTAATACGCCGTCGGGTAGTGATAAATCGTTTATATCTATCTCGAGCCCGTCCAAAAATGCCGCCACGCTTTCAGCGGTCATGTGGCCGTATTGGCTGTTTAGTTTAAGCAGCTTTTCTTTTGCCTCCGCCTCGTTTTCTGCGCTTACATATACGCAGGGTAGAGGCGGGATTTCTTCGCCGTTGGCTGCCAATTTCTGCAGGGCTTTTAATCTGCCGTGCCCGTCTAATACGTGGTTTATATAATTTCCGTTTTCGCCTGCATGTGCCCACACAAAAAATGGAAAACTAAAGCCGTGCTTTTTAATGCTTTTTATAATTTTCTCTATGTCGCCGTCTGTGCGTTCCTTTAATTCGCCTTGAAACTCTGTGAGCTGGTGTAGTTCTATTGTGTCGCTGCCGGTACAATTAATTACAATCATTTTTCCCCGCCTATTTTTTCACGCGTATAATGTAGCCGCGCCCCGCATTTTTTACACTTAAATATTATTTCGCCCATGTCTTTATAATTGTTGTTTTTCTCGCAATTCGGGCAATAATATATATGTAAATAGCGCGTTATCATGCCTTTATAGTCATTTTTTCGGGGTTTTTATGCGTTTATTTTTTCGAGCCGTTTTGTATTATGTCTATATCTGTATGAATGAGCCGGAGTTCTTTTTCAATTTCTTTTATGCGCTCGTCTTGCTGCAGGCGTTCTATTTCAGCGCGTTCTGCGTTATCACGGTTTCGTGATATAATATCATTATAGCGGGCCACTTCTTCTAGCTTGGCCGCAATGCAAAGCGCCAGCATTGCAATTAATATAATTATTTTTTTCATGCCGCGCCCCGTTCTTTTATAACCGTTTCTTTTCCGCTGATCATGGACTTTTCTATTACGCGTTTTGCGTCGGGGTTTCTCTCAAATATTTCTAAAGCCTCGGCGCGTGCTCGTTTCTGATAAAATCCGAACCGCTGTATATGCGGGAATAATTCGCCCGGCAGCATTTCCTCATATTCCACGTAATATATAGGGCTAAAATAATTTATAAGTTTTTCCTGCGCCAGTTCGCCCATTACGCCATTTTTAAGGCGCTGTTTTAATTGCTCAATTTCTTTAACTGCTGGTGTCATTTTTTCCGCCTCCCTATATCCAATCTATAACGGGCTTTTCCTTGCTGCCTTTTTGCCATATAAACCACGCGTAGCATACAGCCGACCCCGCATTAAATAATTTTTCTTCGCCATTTAATGCGCAGTTTACGCGCTTTGTAAAAACGTATATTCTGCAGGGCGGGTTTTGCTGGAATAACTCGCGGCGTTTCTCGCCCTCTAAAAATGTCAATTTCAAGAACATGGCTATTTTGTGCCCGTCCTCGATTACCTCCAGCGCATGCTCTACAAACTCGGCCGCGTATTTATACGGCGGGTTCGTTATAATATCGCCTTGCCACGGAGTAATATCTCGCAGAAAGTCTGCGGTGTAATTCTGCCCCGCATAATTGCGCGTTATTATATCCGCGCTCATTACTTGGTAACCGTGCGCTTTTAATACTTCTGAAATATGCCCCCCCCGCAGGCCGGCTCTAATATATTCAAGTCGAACTTTTCGCGCTTTAATAATTCCATTACAGCCCGCGGGTCTGTTGCGTAGTAGTCGCGTGTTTCTCTCTCGCGGGTGCTGTGGCTGCTATCGCCGTTCGTTACAAATACGGCGCGGCGGTTTCCGTCCCAGTCGTTCATTTTTTGCACCTCCCTTAGACAGATTAATAAAAATCTGTTATAAATTAATTTATGTTTACTTATGCCTTAGTCGCTATTATTGCTTGTGCTCTTGGCCTTGTTGCCGGTTTTACTATTGGATTTACTCACGCGGTCAATAAGTTTAATAAACGCGTGAATAAAAAATAGATTGCTATTATTCCGCCTCTTGGAAACATGCCGGTATTACGTCCGGGAAAAATGATAATTTTAAAAACCGCGGATCCGTCACGAGCGGGTGCTCTGCCTGCGACGCCTCATAGCTTGGCTTAACTTTCTTTTCTTTTTCAGCCGCCTCGTTGCGCTCCAGTTCCTCGGCGCATTGTCTGAACGCCTCATAGGTAAATATTAAAACCTTATGTCCTCGGGCGTTCTTCCCGTAACTGCTGTCGAGGTCTAATTTATCTATAAGGCCGTACAGTTTCGACTTTGTAATGTCGAGCGCGTTGGCCATTTCCTCGAAAGTAAACTTTCGCTCGTTTTCGGGCTTTTGTGTATAGTTCCATTTTTCGCGTATGTTTAATTCGTTCATTTACAGTTTATCTCCTCGCATTGCTGCACGCTGTGCGTTTATCCGCATTTTTTCATTGACGGCGTTTTCAATGTCGACCCCGTCCTCGTATGCTGCAATTAAAATACATATAATGACGTCGGCCAGTTCTTCGCCGTATTCGTCGCTTTGTACTTCGTAACCGCTGCGCACTCGCGCCTCTGCTGCCTCGATTACCTCGCCGGCGCAATGCTTTAATATATCCCGGATTTTTGGCCCGCCGTTGCGCTCTCGTTCTATTGCTGATTTATGGGCGTTTTCTGCCGCCTCATTAAGATTCATTCGTTAACCTCCAAAATATCGAAAGTATAATTTTTCCACTTTCTGCCGGTGCGTATTGCCTCGGCAAGTCTTTTTTTTCTAAGCCCTCTAAACTCGGGGTTTAGGTACAATTCCCCGGCACTTGCATAAGTTCGCGTTGTGCCGTCGCTCGTATCTTTTACAATGTACATATAGCGGACGCGCGTTTTTTTCTTCGTCGGCAGCTTGTCGGTAAATATCAGCATTTTGTCGCAGGCCCTTTGGTGGTTCCTGCCGTATAGC